GAGCAACACGCGCTTGGTGAGTGCCACATCACCACAACGCGGGTCCCGCTACGGCGGGACCCGCAAAAATTATAAAACAAAATTAAATGTCCAAAACCTTCAGTTGTTTGACTACAACTTGGGTTTGGACAGAATGAGGAAACTTAAAATTAAAGTTATGCCTCTAAAAAATTTTTTGTTTTTACCAGTTCAATTTAATTCAATTTACGATTGGTCGAATTCGAACAATTTGACAGATGCCGGTTTGCGAGATGCATATCATGGTTTCAAGCAATTCGATTGTGATGGGCCTTTTAATCGACGGAAATTTAATGGATTTGACTTTCTATGGTTGAATAATTATCCTGAACCTCGTTGGACAAACCCTGACCCATTCACAGCGAGCTACCCCTTCAAAAAATATCAGAAAGAGTTAGTATCTCATGTTAAGAACCACGTCAGGAAAAGTGTTTACAATAAACGACCCGATCTGTGTGGTTATATGGCTGAGAATTGTTGGAAGATCACGCCCGGTGTAGCATCAAGAGTCGTAGATGGCTTATTTGATGTCATCCCCGGTATCTATGTCAAATGTAATTGTTGTGGAGCTATTTCACAACTCAACCAGTTAGATGCAATTATGCAACCTGAGCACTTGAACATCCGAAGCATTGCGGCATTCTTAGAATGTGCTAAACGAGGTGATCAAGCAACAGGAGAGACATTTTTGCTGAATGATGGTTGTCCTGCTAGAGTTCAGTGGAATAATTTCATTGAAAGTTTCAACATGTATGGTTTCAATTGTTACAACTGTGGGGAAGATATGTTTGAAATGACATATAGTGATATCTATGTGAATTTTGAATATAAAGTTGCGCAGAATGATTATGGTATCAATGGAATTTCAATTGAAATGTTCAAGAAAACATTAAATCTAGATAACCCACCACCAGAAGATCTGAGTGTTAGCAACCAAAGATATGACAAAGAAATGAACATGGAAATCACTAATGCATTAAACCGCATGGATAAAGTGCTAATTGATGTGAACTACCCACCAACCAGTGAAAACTTATTCCAAGCATTGAATAATCACATGGGTGTTAGTTTCGCTAAAAGTCAAAATATCAGTCAGATTAATTTAAGTGACATGGAATTCGAAGAAATTGTGTTATTGGCAGAAATTGGCATACTACTTGGAGAACAATGTGTAGTGAGACCATCAGCAATAAACGTGTTCCATGCAGTGGACAGAATCATCAGTTGTCAGCTTGACTCCCCCTGGTTTGGTAGAACGGGTATCAATATGACACCCCATTTACTGCGGAATGATGTGCAAAATGTTTATTCATGTTTCAAAGACATTGATGTAGCACATTTAATTCAAATGGAATGTATGTTGCTGGTGCCAGATTATGAAAATTGGCCTTACCAACTTACAACTAATGAATGTTTGACATCGCCTGTAACTGGTAGTGATTGTCCCGTTTTGTGGGACTTGAAGTGGAGTATGATGATTTCACACTCGGCTAATATCACTGTAAATAAAGAAAATTATAATATCATTACAGTGCGTACGACACAATACTTCCAATTAGTGCAATTCATCAGATCAGATGAAAAGAACAACACACGCTTAGTGCGTGGGAAATCGGAACTGCAAGTATATTTACCTGCAATTGATCCAAACAGTATTTTCAGCACCTTGGGTTTGTTTGGAACTTCATGGGAAATGCAAACTATCAATGCCGATCTTGTGTATAGGCTGATGATTAATGCAGTGACAGGAAAGAAAAATTTGGATTCTTTACTAGCTTACGTTGCTGGTCTAACGAGCACGAAATATAATGTAGGGTCACGTGTCGTAGATTTAACTAGGTTCAAAGTACAAGAAGGTATTCCTGAGTTGGTATTCATTTTGGTTGCATTAGCAGATAACGAACGAGTTGTGACATGGTGCAAATTAAATTTTGCAGGCAATGTCAATCTGCATTCCATCAAGACCAATTTTTATGAAGTGGTAACCAGTAGGTTGCTTAGATTGTTAGAAGCATCGAACCCAACAATATATGAAGAAATCAAAAACTTTTTCTTAAAACCAATTGATATGATGTGGGCTCGTGATTCGATTATGATTAAACGAGGTATGACACCTGATCTCGATAAGATTCAACCTTTCAGAGTGTTGCGAGGGAAAACTACCTTGAAATTGGATAACGTTGGACGAAAAATGTGTGTACATCATAAAGATACTTGTAGTCATACCAGTTCGTTACACAATTGTGTATGTTGTAACATGGAAGCATTAGTTGATAGTGATTATTGCGGGTGCTGTGTACCTTCAAAGGTAAATCTATCTAGTCAATGTGGTCATGAACTGAAACAGAGCAGAAAATGTGACATGCTGGATAAGATGGGCGCTTGCTTTCACAGTTATATTTGTGAATGCTGTAAAATTGCCAACTGTAATTATCCTTGTGGGGATTGTTACGATAGTAGTAAACCAGAACAGACAAAGTCTTTCCCACACAAGTCAACTGCAGCTATGTCACGTGAACACACAAAACCTGCAAACAAATCCATGCCAGTGACAAAGACAGTCAAACCAATACCTTTCGAACTCAAGAAACCCAAGAAGGGTAAAATTACGGAAGTACGTTCAGATGAGGAAACCTTCAAAATTAGGTCTCTGTTGAATATTCAAACAGCAAATGATTTGTTCGTAATTGCAGCAGATAGTAAGATTTATTGTCCATACGCTGCAGTGCGTGGGGTGTATAACTTGACTCGCGTGGCGAATGATACTTTAGTTGTGACCAATCCTATTAATACGGAAGAAAAATGTGCATTACAATGTATTGCAGTTCAACAAGATTGTACGATCAGCTTCTTGGAGGAAGATATGCCATTCAAATTAGAACATACAATCGAAGATATCATCAATCTAGCTGATATGAAAGGATTAAATGTGATCATAAATTATGGTGCACAGATGACAAAGTTAGTGCGAGGAGGTAGTTTGTTAGATCACTATAGTGTTCTATCACATAGTTCATGTTTTGAAGCAGACACTCAAAATGATGGGCATTGGTGCGTCACGATGTTGCCTACTTTTGAAGGCAAACCACAAGGACTTTGGTATAATCAAGACCTCAATATGTACCCTAGTACCATTGTTCCTGTCACAGATACTTTGTATTTGGATGCCGCACAACTCAAAATATTTGAAACAAGTGCCAGAAATGCAATTAAAAACCTTGCATCGGATGTGGGTGTTGAACCATTAGCACTGCCCTCAGTGCAATTTGAGACCGGAGTAGCAATGCTTTCGAACAGTAAGGTACACGATGTACGTCAAGGGCGCATTAACATCACGGTACCCGATAAATTGGTTGACATTTTTATGTCATGTTTCAACAACGTTGGTATGGATGCGGATGCTCTTGCTTTAACAGCATTTGTGTCAGATGAAGATACGAATGAATCCAAGATCACTACGAGGATTGTAGACACGGCAAGATACATTCTCACTAGTAGATTGGCAATGCTCAATGGTACCGCAAGTATCAATTGTAAATTAGATGTTGAATTGTTAGCACAAAGTTATGAATTACCTATTGATTGTGGTGTCTTCAAGGCACTGGACATTGTAAAAGTGCAATATGATGATGGAACAACAGAACAGTTGTTAACAATGAAAATCAATGGTAGAGTGGTGCTGACGGGGTTGAAGCGGAAAACAACATCTATCACTACATACCGTAACTCGATTGGTTCACTGTTTAGAAAACTGATCAGCCTCCTAGAGAGTCTTCCGTTTGCTAGGAATGTGGAATCTGCATCCGTTGTTTTGAATGTAAACGGTATCGCAGGCACTGGTAAATCAACATACATTCGTGAAAAAATTGGTAATGATGTTGCGGTAGTGTGTAGATTACGTGGAGCTTTAGAAGGCTTAAAAAATGTTGGGAAAAAATATGTTAACACATACGAACAATATTTAATCGACAGACCACCAGTTGATGTATTAGTGATTGATGAATCAACTTTACTAGATGAAATTGATTATTATTGCCTGTTTACCAAACCTCACATGAGAGTTTATCTTTTTGGAGATGTTGAACAAATTGGTGTTGTTGACTTTACCGATACACCTGGTTGGCAGACATTGCGGAGTGCAATGGAAGTTTGTGGAGTTAAACCACAGCAATGGAATGAGAGCTATCGATTTGGTGAACCTTACGCAACAGAAGTGTTACAACAATTTTACCCCAACTTGACTTCTAAAGCCACTCATAGTACTACATATGATTTCAAACGATACACTGAAATCGAAGAAATTGCACAATTGGCGATTGATGAGAGAATTGATGTCATTTATGTATTTTATTCTGCATTGAAACAAAGTTTAGAAGAATTACTACCATTTCAATCTCCAATCATTGTGAAAAAAGTACATGCAAATCAAGGGTCGGAGGGAGGACGTGTGATGGTAGTTTATTCCGGTGTAGGACCAAGACCATCTGGTATTATGCTAGATAGGAAATTTGTGACCACTGCTTTGACTAGATGTCGCGACCACATGCTATTGGTATCTAACTATGAAGGTTTCGAAGGCTACAGCACGATATTTGACTTAACAGTCACGGGTAGAGGAAATAGTTTAGTTAGTGCACTCTCAGAGACAACATTTTTCGATTTTAACAATTTAGCAATTTTAAGAAGAATGACAGAAGGTGAACAACAGATGGTAAGAGTGATGATCGAACACACTTTACCAGGTGTCACAGAATTCCAGGTAACTCAAGATCAAATTACGCTAACAGTACTCAAGAACAATCAACAATTGCACATGAAAATTGATCGTACTGGTATCAGAGGCATGGACATCTTATCCCGGTTAAAACTGAATATGTTCAGAAGTCGAATTGTAGAGTATCTAAGAGAAAAATTTGCTAAAGGAATTGAGGATGTGGATGGTGAATGGTTCTATGACGTCAATGATGCTGGTGATGTCGCAAATTTCGCTGATACAGTCAAATTGTTGCAAACACATAAACCAGTGAAATCGACACAAACAGCAAAGAACGTTACAATCAATTATAGATTGCCATTATTGGTTTGGGATACTTTAGTGAGAATTGCAGACTCATTGTGTTTGTCACAAGCAGCACAATTGCGATTACCTATCTATTTGAATGGAGTGAAATACCAGATTAAAATGTTTGATGGTTGCAGCCTTTTCTGTGGTTTTGAATTCGTGGACCCTGTTGGAATGTCAGTTATGATTGGTAGTGCCCATGTATTGAACAATGACTCTCTATTGTCTAATTTGAACAGCCATGTTCGTCCTTTTATTGGGGAACGTCTGGCAATTACCAGACTTATTGAAACACTTGGTTCAGATAGTTGCCAACAAGAATTCAATGCATCTACAAAACACATTGTGAAAAGGATTCTTGAGCGGACCAAGACCATGTTAAAACATAACACTTGCAATTTTGGTTGCGCTGCACCGCACGGCAAATCTGGTCGAAAGAAAAATGCTGCGCTATATGACGAATTTGAACGTGTGCATGGTAAAGTGGTAAACAGAGTTGACTACCAACCAGTGGAAAACATCGTTTTTATGGATTTTAAAACTGTTGTTATTTACCCGAGTTTGGTGAAAGTAAAAACAATCAATGATATTCACAAGAATTTACAAGGTATCAATGGACGAGCAGATGATGCAGATGCAAATGCTTTCAATCGAATTAAAATGGATAAGATTTTAACTAAGATGTTAAACGCAGAGTACACAATGAGTAAAAAGATTTACGTACCTCAAAGTGTGGTTAATCAATACAAAAGTTGGTTAAGCAGTTACATCAACATAAATAACATTGTCCAAATTGATACACCCACGCAAGATGACACTATCAAAACAATTGTGGATCCAATATTCATGATTCTGCTCTACAAAGTATTGAAAGTGAAACAGTGCTTGTTGAAGGGTGTCACTGCACAATCAGTGATTCTTCAAGATTTGCCTAATTACACGAAATTAGAATCAGAATTAACAACAATCGATAGAGCGTTGATTGAAAGAGTAGTGAAATCGAAACAACTGGCGGCATATGAAAATTTAAAATCATCAGTGAATGAGATCGATAAGCAAAGGTGGACTGATGAATTAGAGACGTTGAATGCTAGTGGTAAATATGTATCAACAGAAGACAACCTAAACACAGTGCTGTACGGTCTAGGTGCAAAGATTGTTAACAATAGAGAACACGTCTATTTCATCAAATGCGACAGAGATGCGCCAGGTGTCATGAAAATTGATGGTGAGTATTTCTTGATTGGTGACAACGGAATGAAACTTACTTTCGAACACACACACAAGCATTATGAAATTGCGAGAGTTGGTCATTTTTCACTTTGTAAAGTTGTTGAAAAGATTGATTACAAACTGATCACCTCTGGAGTTAGTTTACGAAACATGCGTCACTTTACCTTCCCAAATAATGAACTCGACGATGTGATGATTCCTCAAGACATTTACAGAAAAATGGTGAGTAGATTTTTGTATGAAGAAACGAGTATCAGTGACGGGTTAGCATATTTGCGTTCTATTGGTGCTACGCAAATTTATTCCTCAGCTGGAATCAGGAATGGATTACCAATGCAACAATCAGACATGATCAAATATGTGCTTGTTGTCAAAAATTTAACAGACAGAACAAGAAGATATTTGAAACATGTCGAGAATTTCATGAAGAAGCCAGAAACCAGCTCTGATCTACTTGGGGAAATCCTTTCATTTGCATACAATAAAGGTAGGGCATGGGTGATGGAGAAATTACAGGAGTACGATGTCCCTGGTATGATCAAAGCTTTCCTTGACTATTATCAAGAGGAGAATTGGGTTGACAAAACCCTTTTTCAAAAGATCAGTCATGTGTTACAGGATACAGACATTGTCGAAGTGAATCAAACTCACAAACTGTTAAAATTTAAAGATGGAAGGGTTAGCAATGTACCGAATTTCAAACCACCTAGTTATCCTGATTGTCACAGCGGGAAGCTGATCAAAAGTCAATTCATGGGTTATAAAGAAAATAAAAACCTGGGCATTCAGATTAAGCAAAAGTTATCTAAGCCCGAACAATCTGGCAATAGTGGCCAGAAATCGCGTAAGCGTGTTTCATACGCAGTCGAGAAATCGAAATTAGAGGTTAACGAGGAAGATGAAGAAGCTGAAGCGCCTATGGAATTTGAAATGGAATCAATTGACAATAACATATTGAATGTTGAACTCGAAAGTTTGTCAGATGTGGAAATTGATAACAAAGATAAAGAATTAAGTGATGAAATTGCGACGCCCACGGAATATTACATCTGTCACAGGAAAGTCGAAGACTTGCCAGATAGATTTTTATTGGAATTTTTTGACACACTTGAATTTGAGTTAGCACCATTGCACGAAATGTTTTCGGACTTGAAATTACCATCAGATAAATGTAGTGAAGAGTTAAGCACACATAACTGTGATCAATGTCCTACTTTTCAGCCCAGTGTGTATAGTGCATTCAAACGTGCAGGTGTGGAATTATGGACAAATACGGTTGACTTCTTGGAAGCAAACGAAATTAAATTCACAATTAGCAAGGGAACATTATTAGGTGCGCTGAGATATGAACAAAACATGAGTGATATGTTCTTCTTGTATGGGGATGACAGATCTAGTATTGAGTTCTTATTCAATTGGGTTGATTCAGATTATGACTTGGTTGTATTTGTACCAATTGCGGAGAAAACCAACTCGATTCCATTGGTGCTGAGAAGATTGAAAGAACATTTACACACAAGATGGTTATTGAGAGGCAATTCACAAACAATTGCCATTTTTGATGTGAAAGTTGGAAAAACTCTCGACTATAGTAAATGTGATAGTGTGTTTTTCTCTCTGTCAGATGGTATCATGCAATATGCATCTGTCGACGTAGCAGTGGTTTATTTTGATGACAACCACATCATTATGGATGACAAGAAAACTTATGAGCATTGTGGACAATTAGGACCTGTACATTTTGATGTGTCAGAAGGGTTACCTGGTAGCAATTTGATTACGTATCTCGACGGAAAATATGTACATTTACCAACTAATTGGCCAGAGTACATGAGGAATATGGTTTCAGAAAAGGAAGGAGTTAAGGGCTTGATGATGCCTTATATAAGGAGCGTCTGGAATGCAAGTAATGGAAACTGTGAGAATTATAAGTTGAATCCACACAAGTATGGACATGTATTGAGTTATTACAGTAAAATGTCAGGATACTATCAAGTCGGTTTATGGCAGTACGCTATCGATTGGTACGCCAATCATCCTGTTTCAAACAAAGCCATCGTGAGTTTTTCTAACATCAAAAATAGTGAAATTGGAAGTGAAAACTTTTCCAAACAAAGAATTGGGGATACCTTTGAAGCAATTGTTGAAGACCCTAGTGATAAAAAAGAAAACCAGCGGGAGTTAGAAGTTCAAACAAAGACAAATGAGGGTGGAAGTGAAATTGATGACAAAAATGACGTCCAAAAAACCCTCGCCATTGTTTTTTCAGGCAGTCAGGGTGATTTCATCCCTATGATGTGCTTTTTTGATGTAGTAAAGCAATATTTCGATGTCACAGTGTATAAACCGAATGATTTAGAAGGAGGATTTGACAGCGTTACTGTTATTAATTACACTGATACATACAAACCACTAGTGCATAGTGATGAGGAAAATGCTTCTTCATTGAAAGATAAAATGCAACACAGCAAACGTGTGCTCAAAGCTTTTGGGGGAACATATGACTATGGAGTTGGAATGTTCTTTAGTGTGGAATTGGATTATTTGAGAATCAAAATAAAGAAATTTTTCCTTCACCCATTGTTAGTGCACCCACGAATGGATTGGAACCCTCTAAAAATGTTTGTAAAAACAGTAACCAAAATGGTGACAAACTTGAGTGAAAATGCAGTTAAAGTGCAGTGTGCGCCTTTAGAATTTTCATGGGATGATACGGTAAATGTCGGAATGCCATTCATTCAGGATGACTACATCATCGATGACACGACACAAAGATTTATTAACCATGCTCGAAGATTTGGACAAAAATGGACAGTAGTGACTTTTGGATCAATGCGTATAAAAAATTATGAAGAGAAATTGCAAAATATTATCAACTGCAATGAAGGCCCATTCTTGTTAATTCTTGGATATAAGGAGGATGGTGGGAAATTATCAATTAAAGACAAAGTGGTTGCGATTGCAGATAACACGTACAACGAAGTATTTTTCTGTTGCAAGAAATTGAAAGTCCACTTGATTAAAAACTTTGTGAAAAAACTCATTTGCCATGGTGGTGCTGGGACAGTGATTCTAGGTTATGAATGGGATGTACCTATTGATGTGTACCCAATTGCATATGATCAATTCGATAATGCCAAATTTGTAGAAAACAACAAAGGCAAAAAGATCGATATTTCTTCCAGTTTATCAGTGTATAGAAAGAATGTATTGAAATTATTTGACATTGATGTTGGAATGGAGATTATCGTACCTTCATTACCACGGCTTGATGAAGTGGTATGTGCAATTGAGCGTGGTGCAACCACCAAAACTATGTCAGTACACAGAGTAACCACGGTCATGGTTGAAAGTGACGTCATGAATGTGAGTAAAGATTGTGTGATTAAATCAATTTTAATCGGCACAAGTAAAGAACAACATGAAAGATGCAAAACAATTTATGATGCGTGGTTAAAATGTGGTATGTTAACACAACTATCGGATGTGGTAGTATTAGTTCAAGCAATGGAAATTGAAATGTGCGTGAAATATATGGAAGTGGGTTACTTGTTTACAACTGCAGGATTTTCCACAGATAAAGAATATCCATGCATTGTGATTGATGACAAATTGCAACATTGTACACCACAGATCGTTAAAGTTAACGGCACAAATCAAGTGCTGACACAAGTGCCATGGCTTGATGTATTCCCGTTAGGTACCATGATGGATAAGGCGCATCTCTTGCTACAACTTGCTAGTTTGTTGCACAAAATAGAAGTTAAACAGCTCGATACACGACTGAATGATTGTGCAGATGTAATCAACAGATCTCATAATTTCTCTCTTTCATCATTGACAAAAACGGCAATGCGTAAACGGGATTTGGCGACATTAACTGACTTGAGAATTTCCACTGGAGGATGTAGTGCGGGTCAGAAAAATGAGAAGCTGAGTCATGGATATGTGTACAGGGTTTTTGCAGAAGACATGAGTTACTTAGCAATCTGCATGCAAGATGTTATTTCAGGAACTCTCTGTCTGTTCCATGGTTCTACTCAGTTAAGGCGAGCGTACATTCTGTACCGCTTGAATAAGGTACAAACTTTCCCAAACCCAACCAGAATGGTACATTATTTGCCCAAAACAGTTGTGTGCATTAATCAATCCACTGCTAAGTATTGTGAGAACAACGGACATCTCTTTGCATCAATTGGTGCAACCGGTGCAGAAACCCTATTAGTGCACAACACTTGGAACAGGTTGCATCACCTCGAAAAAGAGCAGGAGTGTATTGACACTGCAAAATCTGTATTATTAGTGGGTGAAACAAACAACAAGAAAAACATTAAAAATTTGTTAATGATGAGAGATTGTAGTAGGATCATTGTGCTTGCAGGTAAATTGTATTGGTGTTTCGAGGTGAATAGTGATGAGAGTGAAAGGAGTGAACTCACGCGAACCATCCTTTCCAACTTACAAGGATTTAATTTAGTACAAGGAACAAATGTTTACATCAAAGAATTCTTAAACAAACATGAGTTAGAAGATGTGAATGAGTGTTTTGAATTGGTTGATGGCATGTACGCATCTTGGCGATCTGACCCAATGCAACTAGATGAAAATAAAGAATATAGCATTGATGAATTGGGTAACATGTATGACATGTTTCTAGCACAACCATACTTACACGAAGAACACTCAAGATTGTCGACTAGATTCAAAATTTCGACAGAAGAATTACGTTACGCAAACAAAATGCAAACTGTGACTCTTAAACAACTGCGACTTTTAAGCTCTTGCCCATGTGTATTCACAGAGGAAGGTGTAATTTTCAACAAAGGATTTTCAAGTTTCAAAGTAGTTGTCAAAGGCTCTGGTCAATATATCAATGAATCAAGTCAATGGCATTCAACGGAATTAGAAATGAGAGGGAAAGATGAAGACGCTAATAAATTCATCGGTACAAGCACTAAGTCCGCAAAACTGGACATGGAAATGTTGCGAAAAACATTATTAGCATTGGGCATGAGTTTGCCACTCACAAGTGATAACCAACTTGTAGATACCACAATTGATCAAATGCAATCATGTGTGGAAACACATGTAATTGAAATGTACCGATCAAACACAAATGAGAAAGAAATTGAGTTAGTGAAAATTAATGAGATCCCTGACATTAAATCTCAAGACTACTGGGACAACTTCTCACAACTGCAAGATAACATTGTCATCTTACCAACACGCAAGCGATATTCAGTTCATTCGAATCTTGAACCTCAATCAATTATAAATACAAATAAAATTAGCATGGAATTGTATCCATCGATTGCAAGACCATCAATTACATCTAAATTCATGGAGGAATTCAACTCAATGACGAATAGACATGGTAGAGCAATGATGCATCAAAAGCACAAATTGAATCTGCTAGATGAGTACATGTTATTCAAGAAAAATTATTTTAAAGACGGCTGGCAATCAATGTTAAATGATTACAAATTAAATAAAGTAACATTTGATCTCAAGGCATCCATTGAATGGTGTGTAAAACACAATAGACCCAAAGAAGTATTGGATGACTTGATCAAATTGCTGAATGAGGGTTGGGAGATGAACCCAATTAACCGATTTCAAGTTCATGGGAAAACCGAACAGACAACTAAGTTGGGTAAATTATCACGTTGGTTTGATGAAGTAGTGACGAGGTCAATTGTTGCGGGTTCATATGCAGTTGCTGCGTTATTTTCACCAATGTTCATGGAATTGAAAAAACGATTTAAGGACGCTTTGCAACAAAAAGTCAAATATGTGGATGGTATGACACCTGAACAGCTTTCTGCTTTCGCGGGTACATTTGAACCTGCAAAATACATAATTGAAGATGACTTGACAGCACAAGATGCACAAACTACAATGGAAGAAATTGGAATTGAATGCCTTATTTACAGGGATCTAGGAATTGATGAAGAGTTATTGCAATTTTATATTCAATGTCACGAGCATTGGGCTTGGAAAGGTCATGGCATCAAAGGGTTCGACAATGCAATGCGCTTGACTGGGCAAGTAACTACTGCGCTTGGTAACGCTATTGTAAATTTGATTGTCCACAACCGATTTTACAGAAAAAACAAAAACAGAATTATCTTAGTTATGTTATTGGGTGATGACATCATTTTCTTATCTAACCACCTTCTTGATGTCAAGAATCATGGTACGGAAACAAAAGAATTATACAATATGGTTAGCAAAGTCTCACAACGTATGCGTGTTGGCGGTTTTTTATCTATGTTAGTTCACACAATTAATGATAAAGTGGAATTGTGTCCTCATTTTAGGAGGTGTAGACATAGATTTTCAGTATGTAACTATTCTTTTTCAGAATTAGAAAGACAAGAGAAAATTGAATCAAGAACGCTTTCGTATTGTTTCATGTTGGGCAACATTAAACAAAACATTGAAATTGCTAAAGAACTGAATTCATCTGTCACCATCCCCAACTGGTACAATGTTGATGCAGCAATTGTAGCAAATGCATTATATGATGACACAGATGAATTTGTAGTTCGTAATGACATTGGTGCCCTTTTGTCAATGATGAAAGAGCGGAAAGCTCATATCAACGTGGGAACAATTTGGTCAGCGAAGAATTTCAAACCAAATTCAAACTCTACATAAACATACGTAAACACGATGTTTAAAAACACATCAATAACCCTGGAATCCCTAGGGAAAATTGTTTTATAATTTTTGCGGTAGCATCTATATAAGC